CTTGTCCACGCTCATGCTCTTCGCACGGGCCGAATTTGGCGATCTGGTGACCACAAATACTACACCGAACGTCATAAGCAATAACGCCAATTGATACAGTATCAAGCCTTTTGTCCTGAACTTCTTTTGCTGCATTTTCGTCCGCAATGTGGGCCGTGAATTGAAGCGCCGGTGTCTTGGTTCTTGTATTATTGGCATTCATTAATTCGACACTGTGAATGCGACCAATAACTTTCCCGTCTTTTTCGTTATGATGCAAGATCATTGGACGAAGATATGGTTTTGTCCATGTTGGAATGCTACGTCTCAATGCGCTAACCATGTACCGAGTATAGTTACGGGTAGAATAACTGTTTTCGGGCGTACTTGCATGAATGCCCTCAATATCCGCCATGATTGCTTCTACGCCAAGATCACCAGTAGACTCACAAAAGGAATTGTCATTTTCTTCAGGATTTCCCACATTGAGTACAGAGATATTCTGATATTCGATAAAATTGAGAAATTCACGAATTAAGATCGCCATATTTATTTCACCACTTTCCAGGATTACGAAACTGAACTGATTGGATGGACTTCACAATCACAGTAACTGTGATAAGCTGGAATTTGATCCATATCAAAAGAGGAAGTATTAACTACGCTGTCATGATCTTCTTTGTCTTTACTCCCATGAAAAACAATACGAACTTTTTCAATGCCAAGATCTTTGCATGTCTTCACATATGAAAACCAGTATGCTTTGGGCAGCCAATAATGTGTAATGAACCTCAAGCGATAAGAGAGGGCGTTAAATACGGCTTGTTGATTTTCTTTGTCTTTTCTGCATTCTTTTTGAATGTCGTCACAAAGAGAATTAATTGCTTTGTTCATTGCGTTTTGTAATGGAGAAACCACTATTTTATGATGACTGCCGATAGACTTTCCAGCCGTTCTTTGCGCAGCATGAGAGCCTTTTATGATTGCCATTTCGACCCCACTTGTCAAAACTTTTACAATCGAATCTCTCGTGATAGACATAATGATAGCCGGAGATTCTCCATGACTACAAATATCATTACTTGCTCTTACCAGCTTTTTCATTGCTTCATCTGCAATTTTTTCAGAAAGGTTTCGAATTTCGCTATATTCACTGGACACAGTGTCGTTGTTGCTTGATTCTTTTACTTTAACAGAGGTTGTTCCGTGTTGATTTGATGGACGATTTTTTGCGGTAACGCCGCCGTTTGGTTTGCTTGACACCGGTTTCGACGTAGCTGCGTCGCCAGATTTTGCACTAATTTGTTCCAGTGCATTTTTTTGTGTAATCATATTGCTATGCAGTCGCTGTTCGTCCGGAGTGTCTTTCATGCCCATCTTTCTGCGAGATTCTTCGGAAGTGCTCAGATCCGATTGGTATTTAAACACTTCGTGGTTTTCAAGTTTGATCTTGGTGTCTAAATTGATCTCTTCAAATTCGTAAGTCACCATATCGTCCGGATTAGCGATCGGATTGTATCCACCCTCAAGCAACAGCTCCAAAATAATTGTGTGTTCAAAAAAAATAGAGATTGTTCGTTGAATGTACTTAACAATGGCGTGGACTTGCTGCTCCATCGAATCAGCGTCTTTCTTGGCTCCACCACGCCCCATTTGCGACTCAGATACACCAAGCGCCGTAAATACTCGTTTTTCAAAGTATTGCAGGTATTTCGAAGCATCTAAGGCTTCCCCTTCGGCGCCAATCGCCGCAATCGTTGTCCGTTCATTGGTGATGATGATTCCATCATTCGCAACGCGTTCTACTTCTAGCTTGGCATCATTGATTTCTTTGTCTGTCGCTTGCATACCGCTTTCTGGAATGCCAAGTTTCCAATGATAGAGAGGAATAGCATAGCGATAAATCAAGCTGATAACGTTTCCTTCGATCTTTCTAAGGAGTTTGACATCTTCTAATGCAGCTATAACTCTTGGCTTGCCAAAAGCTTCGCCAGCTTCTCGGTCAATATACCAATGAATAACATCTTCCGGCTTAAAAGTCTTTTCTGTTGATCCGACTTTCAGTTTATAGCCGGTTATGTTTCCGGCAGCGTCGCGTTTGATCTGCATACAAGAGGGATCCGCTCGAAAATATCCACCTACCGGTTTGGGACCAAATACGCCTTTGGCCTGAATGCCCCATTGAATGTTATCTACACGGCTTTTAAGGGCAAACGCATTACTGTATTTGACCAGATCGTCCGCCATTTCTTGAGCCAAGATGTCGATCGGCACCCTTGTAGATAACGCCATGATTCGAAAACGCGATTTTATATAATCAAGCGCCTGTTCATTATTGCTTTTAAGACTGTAGCCTGCTTTATAAATCAAATAGGCGTATTTCTGAAACGCCGCTTTGACGTATGAGTCCGTATCTGCCGCTGCTTTTATATCCGCAAGATCGTATTCTGGCGGAGAAAAGTCGTTTCCTCTGCCAGCGCCCTGACTCGAAATAATCCCGATAACTTTAACCATAAACTGCTTTAAGTTTCCTGGATTGATTTGTTGCGCTTTGGCTCCAGCTTCATCAATAACGATTTCTCGTTGTTGAATAGAGGCAACTGGAGAGCCTTTAAATAACTTTGTAACTTTTGAGAACAAGTTGTTGGCCATCATTTATCCTCCTTGGATTTTCTGAATACTGTTACTTTGATGGCGTTAATGACTCGGAAAACTGCTCGGCTCTTATCGTAATATCAAACAACGATACGTCGCCGCTATCGATAATGTTGTCAAATTGCGCCAAGATATTAATAAAGCCTAATTTGCTTTGCATATCCATACCGCCAGAGCGACCGTAATTGGCGCCCTTTCTAGATACTGTTGTGACTATACCGCCATCCTTAATCACGCAATTTTCTTCTTGATATGTTCCAGAAAAAGATTTCATTTCCGTTTTGTAGCGATCAACGATTTGTGCAACAACGTCTTTTATTGTGGAGCCGTATGTGTTCGTCAATAATTCTTCAAGTTTATCTCCAGATAGTGATCCAACTTGACTTTTAATGCCGTCTTCGGCTGCCGGAGTAAGAGAGGGGTTTTGTGTCGACGATACCGGCGCCGAGGTTGTTGTTTTTGCAGTTGCCTTTGTCGCGGTGGTTTTTTGCTGTTTTTTTGTCCACATCTCACGCTCTTTGTTGATAAAAATATCCACTCCTGACTTAATTAATGCGGCTTTTGCTCGGTTGATATCTAAAGTCGAACTTAATATATCATTTGTCGTTGTAGCCGATCCTGCTAAGTATTTATATAGGTTTCCCATGGCCGTTTCATAGCGAACATCATAACTTTCTCTTGAATGTTGAAGAATTGCATTTGAAGATGTTGCAATAAAACTATTGTTTGGTCCATATAGCTCGTTATAATATCGCAGCCTCAATTGATGTGCAGCCAAACAAGAACGAATCTGAAATAGCGTTTGTTCAGGAGAAAATGTGCGACTTAAGAAACGTTGACGCTGTTCATTGATGATCTGTCGTCGAGTGATATTGTCGCCTAAATGCTGCAGATTTTTGTTTGGAATGGATACACTGGTGCCGTCATACGGCTCATAAAACAGGCTAACATCCGGAAGTCCGCATTCTGCTTGCAATAAAAATGTCTCTTGAATGTATGCTTGTAATGCTGCTTGCAACTTATCTGTTGCGACTCGCTTGATGTCTTGAAGTTCTTGATTATACTGCTGGGCGATAAGCGCTGGATAAGCTTTTCTTCGCTCCACGGTATAGTTTAAATTTATAGGTGTTGGGGCCGTTTCAAATTCCAGCCGCGGGTCGATTGGCATGTCTGGATCAACAACTACAGGAATAATTACTTCTTCAGTTTTTGGATATTTCGGAATATCAATGATTCCGTCATTTGGACAAAACGGAAGATCGTCAATAACGACTTCTATATATCCAACATCTTTGTCTTCATCGAGATCATCAGATGTAACTTTGTCTGGCTCCCAATCGATAAGTTTTTGCAATATATCCTGAATGGTGTTTTTTATTTTGTCTGGCAATATTTCTGCCATATCCTTTACCAAGACAAGATCTTCTTTAATTTTTTCTTCCTCTGTTTTTGTCTCAATAATAGGCTCTGTTGTGTCTTTCGCAATATTTTGCGGTATTGCATCAGACCAATAGCCGCGTGATGGCGCAAGCGCCGGTAAATCAAATAAATCCATATCGCGAGTATTCATATTTGGCCATCACCTCGGCTAAAGAATAAAAAAGGGAGTGCGCCGACAAGGAGGAGCGCCGGCGCCAAAACAAAAAGAAGGGGGAGGGGTATATAACAATCGGCTGCCGTGAACAACAGCCGAGT